ATGTCTGGACTGATCAATCCACATGCGGCCCCGGAAGAAGCAGCCTATGCGCTGCTGATTGAGCTCGTTCGCGCCCAGCGCGTGCCGCAATATGAAGGCGAAATTTCCGGCCTGCTGGCGATGTACGACGAAGCCGTTAAACACTTTAAAGAGAAAGAGACCGAGCGTTAGGCATGGACATCGTGGTGCGAGGAAAGCGTGACGCCTGCGGAAGCCGCGCAGGCGTTGGCTGGATAGCGGCTTGGGTCATCAGCTGCCGCGGTAGGTAGAGTATCCGTACTGACTGAGCAGCAGCGGGATATGCAGTTTTTGATTTTGCTTTGTGACATTGAAAATAACCGGAATCACCGGGAAGAACGTATTCATATTTTGGCTTTTAAAATAGTCACCGGTTTTAAACGTCACTTTATACACCCCCGGCTCCATATTCTCCGCCTGCGGATAGAGCGATTTAATCCGCCCATCGGCATCCGTTTTACCGGTGGCGATATGCTGCCAGCTCTCCCCCTGCTGTTTATCCAGCTCAATCTGCACCCCCGGTGAAGGGAGCCCGGTTTGCTGATTAAGAATGTGTACGCTGAGCGTCCCCTCTGGCGCCGCCAGCGCGCTGAAGCTGAGTAGAGAAATTACGGAGGCGATAACTAATTTCATAATCGTAACCTTATTGGGCAAGTGAAAGTGCCCTAACTATAGTCAGCGCGGCGGGGAAAAAAATTAAACTTTTTGTTATCAGTTTGAGTTGATGGGTACTGTCTCCACACACAACACGCTGAACCGGTTTCCTCGTAAGAAGAGGAAGTGTCTTATGAGTAGGTAGCCCCGTGCTCTTAGTAACAGGATACGGTGACACTAAGTCTATCAGGCAGGGGAAATAGATTTGCTGGGTTCAAATATCACAAGGTAAAAAGATATACGCCGTGGCCTCTGCCGCCTCTACCAGAACAGTGCTTACTGCAAATAGGCTGCAGTATTCGAAATAATCATTTAATATTATTTAAACTACTATTCCAGTGTAAGTAATCACCTGGTTCAGATATTGATCGTTATCATTGATTCTCTTGTCGCCACGCCTTAACCATCTCCTTTGTTACCTCTTTCTTGTAGCAAATAGGTGAGTACCCACCAGCTTTGCTCCAGGCACTGCGGCCACCGCACGAGCTGCCGTTCCGGGCGGTATTGAAGGGACAGGCACAAGTACCGGGGTAGGATGCGACAGAGTCATCAATAATCCTTTGACTGACCTGATCATCGCTTAAGGAATTCGATTTGGCGATGGAAATATCTGATGCAAAGACGCACACAACAGCGAATACGGAGATGGCGACGAATTTGATGTTCATTCGGATCTTTCCAGGCAGTGGATGAACATCGAGGGTATGCTTTCAAATAGTGTTCAATATTGATCTATAACAACTGTACTTCACGCCAGCTTAAAATGCGATATTTAACCCAGTCAGACAGAACCTAAAGCTATAATGACTATTAGCCTGTTACCGGCAACATATTTTCACATTCCTGCAGAGCGCTTATTCTGCACTCAGCTATAACCAGCATTAACCATTCTGTTCGATATTACAGAGCAGTAATGCTGTACTCTGACTGGCCATCGTCCGACAGATACTACAAGACATTAGAATCATCGAAATGGTCCGTCGATATGCTCACCTGGCACCTAACCATTTAACTGAGCACGCACGTCAAATTGACTCAATTTTTGCAAATTTTTGCAGAAGATGTCCCAAATATGTCCCACAAGGAAAAATCAGCGACTGGAGGAAGTTGATAAGTGATTGATTATTAAATGGCACGCCCTACAGGATTCGAACCTGTGACCTACGGCTTAGAAGAAAGTAGAGCGTTAAATAACTCACTGTAATCACACATGTTTACCGCGTTCGCCTCCGGTTTTGTGTCGTTTCGTGTCGTTTGAATACATCCCTGTCTTTTTCGTGCATTCCTGTCACGCCACATCTACGACACAGCATCATCGAGCTGACAGCGACTAAACAACCGCATTGTCCTGGCGCACATCGCAGATAGTAAATGTCACGACCCCGATGACGCTAACATCGTCTAAGGCTTCACCCTCGATCGCTTCACCATCTTCGGTAATCAGCGACCTTCCTCTCAGCGTGGCAAGCTCCGTCCCGCCGCCGTGCTGGATCAGAACCTGACTACCTTGTGATGGCTTCAGGGATATATCCAGCACAACGTAACCGCCTGACCGCTCGAAGAGGCGCGTATTTGGCCCAACACTGCAGATCGAGTTAACCGTTAATCGCTGTTCCGTGTAGTCCGTCGCGGGTGATGGAAAGCCCATTACAGAACCCTCCCCATGTTGGCCATCATCCACAGGCGGTTTTCACTATGCTCTGCCGTTTTGTCGACGAAATACGACTGCTCACGTTCGATCCAGGCGTTAGCCTCCACCTCGGAAAAGTGGATGCCGCGCCGGCGCAGCGCAGTAACGAAATCGCGGGTGTGAAGGTACTGGAACCCCTTGGAACTGCGCAAAATGGACTCGCGGAAAGCCGCGGCGATGTCTGACTGTCGAAGCATGATCTGCCCTCCGATAAACACTGTTTTTATATACAGTAGTTTTAAAGCGAGAGCAGATCAAGACCCTTCTCTACCAGTTCCATGCTGCAAGAACAGGAGCAACCAGAGCATCGCCCCACTGCGCTCCCCCAAGCTCTCCGGGGTGGACGTCGTCAGGTAACGATACAGTCTGAACTCCCGTATCACTGGTTGCTGTGATAGTTTCGTTCATTCCGTATTTGTAGCTCAGCTGTGCCCATGCAGGCGCCACAATTATTTTTTCGCTCAGGCGATTGTCGAACTTCCTGATCTTCTGCGTTATCCATTTGGCAAAGTCAGGCCAGTTCTGCGGTGCGCTGACTCCTGACCAGCCAAATGCCTGATGAGAAATAACGAAGCGGGAATTCGCTATTTTCTCCCTGAATTTGGCGATCATGAATTCCTGCGCGTCAACGGTCTGCTGAGGCGTATAGCTGTAGTACAAATCGTTATAGCCCAGCTGAATTACCACAACCAGTTTATCGCTGGCACTTACTCCCGCCGCAGCCATCCATGCAGTCACGTCGAAAATATGATACGCGGACAAATTGGGGTTTTCTGCATAACTCTGGCCGGACCACGCCTTGTCGTAGCAATACTGCGGATAGGCGGCAAAGTCGGTGCTCGTAGCGTCACGCAGAAACGGCTGCGAAAAATTAGTTTTCTGGGTCTTGCCGATATAGTCGAAAGTCGTCCAGCCCCCACGACCGTCAAATGGGATGCCTGCAGCCGGTGTATTTGGCAGAACATAGCCGCCGGCATCGGTCATGCCGCGAGTGGTCCTTGAACCCGCCCCAACATAAGTGGCCCCCGTGGCATTGAGGGCGAAGTACAGCCACGGAACACATCGTTCGCCAAGTGAGTCCATGATAGTAGCGACTTTCACGTTCCCGGTCTGAGTGGCCGCCAGTTTAGTGAACGCCGCCTTCTTCCGGAACACATTACCCGAACCATCAGCGCGCGCATTGATGTTCAGGGTCGGCCCGTTGATTTCAGAAGGCATGATCATCGCGTCCGGGACCACGTCTTTTAACAGCACCGGCTTGCCTTCGTAGCCGTGACTGGAAAGTACGATGTCCGCCCCGTTACGCCATGGTCGGTCGCCGCTGACCATGTTGGCTCCGTAAAAGCGCTGCGGGCGACCATCCACTGCGTAGAAGTATGAGGGAAAGATGACGTCGGTATTCTGGTTAGTGACCTGCCCGCTTTCCAGGGCTGTCACACGGCTATCCAGCGAAGCGGAAGAGGCCATCAGCCCGTACAGGATAGCGGTTGCCGGGGTGAAAAATACCCCATCGGCAGAAATAGGAATCATCGTCACATCGGCCTGATATCCGCCAGGTTTGGCTGCAGAATATACGCCCCATCCGGAGAAGACCTGCCCTGATGCGATTGCGAGGTCCACTTCGTGATACTTGCCGTCCGCGACCAGCGGTTTTTCGTTTCCCCCCCAGTTGCTTCCACTCCGACTCTGGATTTTCAGAGCTGCGTTCGTAGATGTAATTTTGTACATCATCTTCACGGAGGTGGCGCCGCTTACCGTGGCGATCGTATTCAGAAGCTGCTTGTATGATGCCCCGGCATCCGTGATGGAGTAGGTGTACGGGGAACTCTTCGTGAAAGTATCGAAAGTAGAATCCTGAGACAGGATAGCAAGGATCGCATTCGCCGATGCGACGGCGGTATAGAGTGAATCGATCTGCTCAGTCAGTGAGTTTTTCTGGCCGTAGTTCACTTCCGCGAAGATACTGCCGGCGGAGACCTCTGCTTTCGAATAGATCTTCAGCTGTTTGGTATCGCCCGTGGCTACCAGACTAATTGTTTGCCTTACCCCGCCCCCGGCCAGCTGGACTTCGTTCCCCGTCCAGGTGCTGCCGTTCGCCAGCCGCGCGAAAAGGCGGCCCGAGGTGATATTGAGTGAATAGCTAAGGTCTACCGTGCCACCGGAGGGTACATTGATGTTGGCATACATCTCGGAGTACACACCCGACGGGTTGCCGTAGTTTACACGGTTGTCGTTGACCTGCGAGAACACAGAAAAGGGATAGCCGCTGTTATTTATCCACGCGTTCACCGCGCCGATTTTGGCCTTAGCGACGAGGGACACACCTGAATCCATCGCGCTCAATATAGCGGCCGTAATCGCATTTTTCTTCGCGCTGTATGCGATGATCTCAAGCTGGATGTCAGTTTCGAGTCGCGTGTTTACCGAAACCGCCACCAGGGTAGCCGTCGCTGCTGTCGCCGTGAGCTGCACTTCCTGATAGTCGGCACTGGCAGTGAGCGCGACCTGGTTGCTGACGAAAGCCCCATTCTTCGCGGTTTTTAGCCCGATAGTTGGCGCCGTTCCTGTCCCGGAATAGCGGTACCGGACTGTCACCACATCCCCGCTGGCTACGGGGTGGAGAAGCGCTCCGTAAACCTCCCGGTAGGTGATCGTGCTTACGGCTGCCACATGAGCCGAAATGCGGTTCTCGTTCGGCGCGGATACCGTATCGAAGGGATAAAGGTCGTTATTGACCCAGGAACCCACCGACCCGATACTCCCCTTCTGGTTTAAACCGGAGATATTATCCTGAGCGCTAAGCGTCGCTGCCGTAATCGCATTTTTCTTCGCGCTGTATGCGATGATTTCAAGCTGGATGTTGGTGGCAAGGCGGGTATTAACCCCGATGGCCAGAAGGGTAGCCGTGGCTGCTGTCGCCGTGAGCTGCACTTCCTTCCAGTCCTCTGAGGCGGTCAGTGTTGGCTGATTGCTCACAAAGGTGCCGTTCAGCGATGTTTTTAGCCCGATGGTTGGGGCGGTACCGGTTCCGCTGAATTTATAACGGACCGTGATAATATCCCCCGCAGCAACAGGAGATAATAAATCTGAGTAAGCCTCCCGGTATGCAACCGCGCTCACCTCCGCTACACCCATCGATACCGAGTTCTCGTTCGGCGATGACACGGTATCAAAGGGATAAAGATTGTTATTAACCCACGAATCGACAGTGCCAATGGCCATTGATGACCGTGATGGCATTTTACGGCCTGTGGCTGTTAAAACTCCGGCCACATTCTGATATTCCAGTGCTAATGCGTTGCCTGATGGATCTCTGACATAGGTAAACGAGTTGACTGGTATATTAGCGATATCTGCCTGTGCATCTGCAAATGTCGTATACTGGCGACTGAGGGGGATCAGGTTCTGCCTGGTTTCCTCAACTACAGCATCCCTTTCTTCTTGCGAGGTTTCAAAGTCTGCTTGCTGCTGCGTTAGTTGGTTGTCCGCCTTAACATTAACGCCATGCAAAGTATCTAACTGTTCGCCTGTGCGTGTGGTAATGGTTTCATCGCTGCTATTAACGAACTTGTCAATAGACTGCATATTATCCCATGCATCAGGCATTGATGCAGACGGCACAGGATTGCCGGTATCGTATTCACTCATGGTCGCCCCAATAAAAAACCGGCATAAGCCGGTTGATTAGTAATGTATAGATACTTAGATGATATTATTTATTCTTGATGATTATTTTCATCATAAAACAAGCCATCATCTTCATTGTACAACATGCCTGGCTGGCAAAATGTTTCGTCGCTATATTTTACCACTTCTAAATCATCAGGAGAGTAATTATCATCAGCAACAATAATATTTTCTACCACGCCTTCTTTCAGAACTGCATACTTGCTTACCATTAAGAATATTCCTCAATATATACAATTCCCGCTTTCCCCTGTCCGCCATTGTAGGAGTTACCAGACATGGCAGCATCATATGCACCACCACCACCGGAACCATAACAATCACCGGCTACGCCCCCGCGTGCGCCCCCACGACCACCGCCGCCCCAATATGATGATCCACCATTGCCGGGGATAATCAGGGAGCCATTTTGCCCATCAGTGCCGTAACCTCCGGGAAGGTTAACCGAGCCACCAATAGAAACACCGCCTTTCCCGCCAGCCAGCGTAGTGATCCCTGATTTCTGACCACCATCTCCGCCCAATCCGCTAATGCCATTAATGATTGAGGTTCCGCCTGTTCCACCCTGGACAGCACCAACGCCAGCAGAACCACCAGCACCTACAGTGACTGCATAGCTGGATTCAGTTACAGCAAAATAACCAATGGCCGTACCACCAGCACCGCCGCCGCCACCTGAAACTGATTCAGATCCAGAAGTTCCCTGACAACCACCACCACCGCCGCCACCGCCAGTAACAATAACTTTTACATGTTTGGTTCCTGGCGATGGGGTGTAGGTCCCATTTGCGGTAAAGCTAACGATGTTCTGTAACCGCCCAGGGGAGGACTTGAGGAGGGCGCTTTCGAGACTAGCCAGTAAGGTAGGTAAATTACCGTTATCAAGGGTGTCATCGCCGCTGTTATCAGAAATAAACTGCGCCACAACCGCCGCAATAGTTGATGCCTGCCTTAAAGCTTTGTTGACCTGGGCCGAAGACGCTTTGCCACTTAAAAAGCCAGTTGTTCTGGCCGACAGTGCGTCATAATCAGCTTGTGATAATACGTTTGCCCCGCTACCAGTAGCGAAGGGTTTAAAATCGTTAGTCGCCATTAAAATCTCTCTCCCCATGACCCGCGGTCGAAACCAGCGATATAGTCATTTTCGATATCGAAGCCAAAAAACTGATAACCATCACTGATGGTCTCTATTTCACGGACACGAACTCCGGCGGCCTTAACCGTCATATAACCGTTTTGAATCGCCCACCATAGCTCGCTGTTAACCTGGTCAATCGGGTTAATGTCATAGCGCGATGGTACGTAACCTGCCGGTAATGCGATAAAGGGGCCTTTATTGACGGCGCTATCCAGAATTAACCGGTCTATTTCACTTAGGGCTACCGCAGGGTCACCGAGTATCCAGATAGAAATCGACATATCCTGGTTGTCGACAATAGCCATGCGGATCCCAGACCCGGCAAGGGCGGCATCAAGAATTGGAGGAAGCGAGTCGTTCTGTCCATCCCAGTTGTTTATCGCCACTTTCACCTTCAGCATTAGCCGATATATTTCATCGCTTAGATCGATAAAACCGTCGTTTGGGTCATATGGGCCCTGCCAAACCCCCTGGTCCCAACCAACCCGTTCGGTGTCCCACGAAAAATAAATCCCGGTTACCGGTGTAGCCACGCGACGGGAACGACCAACCCATTCGCCCACAACGTCGAGTTGCACGCCTACGGCGGTATCAATATCAAAATCGGGTATTAGCCGTGACATGGCATCGGAAACATCACTCAGTGGCCTGGTGGATAGGTCGACGTGGGCAAAGAACTTTGGTTTACCGGCGTGGTAGTTTGTTATGCGGTCAGTGTATCTGCTCATGAGACCACCAGATTAATATTGCTGACGGCGCAGGATGCCGACTGGTCAAAGGCAATATCCACGTTTGCCGCAGCTACGCCACCGGCAGACGTCCCGATCAGCAACTCGGTAATGTCGTAATACCTGGCATTACCTCCACTGACGACGCCAAGGTTAGCCGGTGAGTAAACGCGACTGAGAAGAACGCTGGCGCCGATTGCCAGAGAGTTAATGTAGGCAGATACAGCCGCCTTTATCTCTTCGCCAACCTGGGATGTGTAGCCCGTAAGAGGTTCGATAGTGATTTTGACGTAAATGGGTACATCGACCGGCCTTGAAAAACCTACCGGGTGAGGGTTTCCATACTTATCAGGCACAACAATCACCGTACTACCGTAGGGTGTTACGCCCTGCCCTTTCACACCACGAATGCTGTTTGCAATTACCGTCGCATCACCACCTTCGACAATGGCCGCGATTGAGTGCGGAGGCAGGCCATTTGCATCAGTGTTATCTGTATCGTTCTCATACAGCTTGTGTCGCGTTACGCCGCTGATATTTGCTATCGCACCATCTACCGCCTCAAACGGCGTCAGAGACGGTAAGGCAACGCTCTGTGATTGCCGGACACGCAATTCAGCATTTGTTTCGGCAGCAACGCCTACCGTGGCCGCTTGCGGGTTAGTTGCTGATACCCAGCCACGTGTCGGGGAGTTTATCTTATTGACTGACCCGGCAGGGGCCGCTACAGCACCAGCAACAGAACACGTCGCAGTAGCAATAACCGTCCCATCAATACCAATTGTCACCTGAGCAGGAAGATTCCAGATGATGCCGTTGGCATCTTTCACAGAGCCGTTTGTGATTAACGTTCCGGCCTCACCCTCGATCAGCTCATCGACCGTAGAGTTTGTCGCAGCACGGCGAGTGATGCCGTTAATTTTGACGTTACTGGTTAATGCATCGTCCAGCGCCGTCGACGGAGAAAATGACCGGTAAACAGAAATGGCCGTGTTGTTGGCATCGTGAATGGCCAGAGCCACCAGAGCGACCATCTGGCCGTCTTTGCTGTCCGGGTCAAGATAGGCATCACTGCCATAAATCTGCTGAAAATAACCAGTGATGGTGTCCAGAACGGTCTGATAGTCGGGCGCACTTATCCCCTCAGCGGTTACCGTTGCCGATAAGCCGAGTGTGTCGAGATCCAAAGACATTACGCCTCCGAAGTTACTGTGGTTGTCCCGTAGATGGTTTCCACCGTTGCTGTGAACGTTACACGGCGCGTGGTACCGTCAACGGTGGTGTTAAATGCAGTGATTGAGCTAACCCCCTGCGTTTCGAGGATCCGCTTACGGATAGCGAGGTTGTAGGTATCCGGCTTTTGCTTACCCAGAACGGACTGAATCCAGGGCGTACCTTCTGTGGTGTCCAGAAACCACTGCCCGTACCAAAGCAGAAAGCGCGTTTTTATGGCCTGCGCGACAGCCTCTGGGGAGTTAACCAGCCACGTATCATCGCCCTGACCGAAGGTGTAATCCCCATCGTCATCTTCTCGACGGTATCGCATATCATCCTCCGAGTGGTGCTGTACTGCTGCCACCAGGTTCAACGCCACCATGCGTATGCTTATCAACGATTGAGCCATCCACCAGCTGCAGGCGGCCGTCCGAAAGAATTTTAAGCCCGTTCAGGTTAAAACCTCCCGGCGCCGTGCCGTTGATAGCTCCGCTGGCAGGATTAAGGCTCAACTTTGTTTCCCCGTCATCACTGCGCAGCTCTACCGCACTGGTGCTGATACCGCCGATTTTCTTCGCCTGAGACTGCGGGCCAACAATGCAGAAGGCATCGGATAAATCATGCATGCGCTCGTCTACCGGCTCCTGAATACCTCCGCTTTGCCACCAGAAATCAATACAGCGGTCTGCAAAGATAACAAGGCATTCATCACCAGCCTCAACAGGAAAAGTCAGCGTGCAGCCTCCACCGCGAGGAAAGACGACGGGAACATCCACCAGCAGAGGGTAATCCTTTGTGCTTTTGTTGCCGTCGTTGTCACGTTCGATGTAGCGGATCGCCGGCTGCACTACGGCTGTCACTGCGTCAGGATCGAAAGACTGGATGATGCCGGGCAGTGCTACGCGCATTTGCTCGCTAAGCGTCTTTCGCTCAGACGCCAGAACCTCCGCCAGCGCCCCACTACGGGTTTGGCTTGATACGCCCATGTTTTCTCCAGATAATGATTACCCTCACTTAGTGAGGGGTAGAATAAAAATTTAATTACTTAGTATTTTTGACTACAGGAGATACCTATGGGCTTCAGATTTAGGAAGCGGATACGCATAGCTCCAGGCCTAGCAATCAATATCAGCAAGAGTGGCGTTAGTACGTCGATTGGCCCAAAAGGCGCCACTACCAACATAAGTGGAAGAGGAATAAAAACCACCGTTGGAATTCCGGGATCCGGTTTGTCATACACCGTTGGCCCAGGGAAAAAATCTGGAAAAGCTACATCGGAAGAGGAATTTTCAGAACAGGAACCAACGGCTCAAAGGGAAGGGATCCATTGGTGGAGGCTTGCAGTTTTCATCATTGCCGCCATAGTTCTATCGCAAATATTTAAGCAGTGAGATTTTAGCCCTGATTAACTCAGGGCTTTTTTATACTGTTTTGCATGGATATGAACCAATCAATTTAGGCGCATCCATACTGTTCTGTAGCAGTTGAACATTGAGCCAAGATTTGCCATCCCGCTTGATGAATTGAAATCCGTAATTATTTCCATCACGGGAAGGCATTATACCCATATCCCATTTGGCATTTGATTCGTCACCTTTCTTTCCGAGATATTTAACCTTTTGACTGGTAACCAATTCTCCATTGATTCTTACCAGACCCTCAGAATCGTTAATAGTTAGCTTGTAACCGCCACATTGGATGGCAGAAAGTGCCGGTGCAGAAAATAAAGCGATCAATATCAATAATTTTTTCACCCAGCGCCTCTCTCCAGTGCTGATTGAGTTTTTAGATCCATCGCGCCACGCGCTTCACACATCATATCCATGTACCACGCCTGGCCCCTTGTGTCGCCAGTGTACATAATGCCACGGACAATATAAACGCCGTCAGTCGCAATACTGGCAGGCTGCGCAGTCGTGCCTTCAATGGTGATGTTTCCGTTGTTGTTCTGGTCAGTGATACGCCCTTGGGTCATGGCGATATCGTTATTCCCCAGCGCGGTACGGAACACGGAAGCCTGATTCAGCTCGATCAGGCCATTAACGCGGATGTTAGGGTTAATCAGGCAACGGACGTTAACGCCGCTACCAATGGTCTGCTGAGGCATACCCACAAGGCCGGTGGCGCTGTTCAGTTTAATGGCTTCGTGAACAACCTCATTTTTCGCCACCATTTCCCGCTTACCGTCGACAAACATCCAGTCAGCCTTGCATTGCTCGGCGACGTTATCCATTAGATGCCGGGTCATACCAAAAAGCACCCTGCCGCGAGGAAACACCGTTGCAGGCATTGCAGGGGTATTCCCTTCCGTGGCCCCGTTAGCGTTGAAGTCCTTCATGAGCACTGCATTGACGTCAGAGACCGTATAGCCAGCCGCCAGCGTCTGCGCAGTGATCGAGGTAGCGAATGCCCGGTCAGAATCAGCCGCCTGAATGAGGACAAAGCTATCAACGGGGTTATCTTTCCCTGTGATGGTGTACCGGATTTCCCCGTCGAAAATCAGCCCATAATTTCGACCATCCATCTGTCCGACTTCATCGGGATTTACTGTCCTGGCGACGCCTACCTGGTTGGCGGGAACATCAGCTGCAATGCCATCATACCCAGCAATAATCCTCACTCGGTTAAACTCATTCCCCATGATGCGGTTAACCGTATTTGCGGACAGATTATAGATTTTGAAAGTACCTATGCGCGTCTCACTGCTTAGGTTAAACCAATCGATATTAAAAGTGACTTTAAAACTTCCAAGGTCGATAGCGCCACCATCGGGGTCGACAAGCTGTAGCTCAAAGTGCCGCATCCAGTTCTGAGACATTTTTACTCCGTTACCGCATAAAGATGGCTGTAAATCCCCAGATCGGCCTCAGTTGGATTTTCGCTGGACTGGTTGTCACAGCCTACATAAAGGGAAAAGCCAAGCCCGAGATAGCGATACTGCGCCAGCAGGTCGGCGCCGGTGATAAGCGGGATCCCCTTTATCAGGTCCGCACCGCTGCTATCCATAATATCCAGACACCAGAAAGCAGCACGCCAGGTCACAGCCATTTGCAGACTTTGACCTGCCACAGATATGGAGAATCGCTGGTTTTCCGGGGAAAGAGGGATTTCGCTGATCGTCATTTACCCTCCCGCTACAAAGCCACTTAACCGGCTCAATATTGATTCATTTTTTTGCACTGGCGTTTTCACCCCGGAGTTTTGCACAGCTGAGGTGTTCGCCCCTAACTTCATATTGGACTTTGGAGCTACCTGCGTGGTGGTTGTGCTTGTGATAATCACTTCCCGGAGCGTCAGCACGGCAGAGAGAATATTTTCCGACGTCCTGTCGGTAGTGACCTCAAGCGCACGGATCAGCATATTGGTGTAAATACGCTTACCGGTCACCACATCTAAAGGCACCCTGCTGCTCTGCAGATTTAACAGTTCCTGATACGTCTCCTTCGGGCCAATACCTACGCTCAGCCCGAGAGAAGATGTATCTACGAAGTCAAGTAAGGAACCGCCACCAGCGAAACCGACCTGCATTACCACTTCCGAAGGACGCCGAAATGCATGGTCGGAAATTGCTGCGCCGACCTCTACGGGATGCTCGGTTATTTCAAGAGAGTCATCGTGCTTTTCCGAAATAACAACACTGGGGACTATCAGCCCGATCCGCCTGCTCTGCTGCTGAAAGAGAGTAGAAAGAATATCCATCATCCTGCTCCAGTTTGGTTATTTCTCAGCACCCTGGCATTAGCATCAAGCTGGCGGCGACTGACTTCCTGCCCAATCTCCTGAGCATTACCGCCATAGATGTTGTAGGTGTTTTGCTGATTCACCTGCGCTCCAGCAGCCTGATGGGCAAGTGGGCTATTCCAGTTCGAATATCCCTCTTTGCGGGCCATAGACTGCATGAGCATAGCCATCGTATTGGGGTCGGACAGGTTTAATGCTGCTGTCGGCGATACACCCATCCAGCCAGCAACGTCACGGGCATATTTGGCAGGATCGTTGTTATCGGCCGCAGGCGCCCAGGTGCTGACGATATCCATGATAGTCTGCAGGCGGCGCCCGGTCGTTTTACCAGTAAAGTACCGCATGAGCTGGTTTTTCATGGCCTCCCAGCCTTCCAGCGCAGAACCAAACGCACGAAAGCCACCACCGCCTACGGGCCGAATATTGCCGGGGTTATTGTTGCGATCGGCAAGCGTGTTCTGCTCATGCTGATACCAGCCGCCATCACTGAAACGGGATTTAACCTCCTCCCAAAATCCCAGAACTTTACCTCGCGCATTGACTGCGCTACTGGTAACACCAGGAAGGGCGTCAGGCTGATCACTACCTTGCTTGAGAAGAGCCTTGCCAATACTTGCAGCATCCGACCAGCGCCCGTCCTTGATAGCGTTAAGCAGGTCGCCGATCATACTCAGCATCTTGCTAAACTCACCCATCTGGGTAATGAAGTTGCTGAAATCCCATTTTAAAGACCAGGATTTAGGATCGATATTGAGTAGCTTTGCCAGCGCTTTTCCGAGATCGAGGACAGTCTGTTTCAGGTCACCGACCATCTTCAGTGCTGCGTCTACTTCTGGCTTCCATTTCCCCCAGTCAACGAGGCTCTTACCGCCCTCCTTCCAGGTCTGGTAATCCTCCCATAGCAAAGCGATGGCAGCGGCAAGACCGAGAACCCACGTAATCGGCGATGCGAGCATAGCGCGGTTGAGCATCCACCACGCTGCGGTTAGCGCTCCAATTAGTTCGATCAGCTGCTGCGACTGCTTATCAAGAGAGTCCCACCAGTCGCTGATACTCTGACCCAATTGGATGAGGCGGTAAATTACCCTGCCTACCATCTCGCCAGCCCAGAGAATGCCTTTCACGGTACCGGTTATCGCGCCTTCAATTTTCGGGAAGTTTTCCAGAATTTGTCGACGCAGCCTGTCCAGAGAGCCAGCAAGGCCATCAGCGAGGCTGGAGCCTATTTTATCCCGCGCCATGCCTGCCATCAGCCCAAAGGAGCGCAGCGAGGTCATGAATTTATTGGAGCTGACGGCGGCCACATCGGCGTTATAGCCGATCGCCTTCGCCATCGCGGTGTATTCGCCACTAAACTGGCCGATACCGCGACGCATTGCCATCAGGGTGTTTTCATCCAGACCCAGCATCTGAGCGTACTGGTTCGCGCGGTAATACGGCATGCTGCTAAGACGCTGGCCGACGCCGGTAAAGATCGTCGCCATATCCCGCATGTTGCCGCTGGCATCACGCGTTTGAACCCCCAGCCGGTTCAGGAAACCCTCAGCGCCGGGATTGTTACGCATGAACCTGGCAAGATTTTCGAGAGAGCCGCGGGCCCCGTCGACACTGCCGCCAACCTGACTAACTGCATACCCAATCTGCTTAATGCCCTCCACCGTCGCGCCTGTGCGCTGAGAGGCCCAGTACAGGTCGTCGAGACCGCTGGCAATTTTCGCAGTGAATGCAACGACGGAAAGCGCCGCCGCCTCAACTTTGACGCCCAGCTCAATCGCTTTAAGCGTTGTCCCGGCAACGACAGCATCGAATTTTCTGGCGCCAGCCTCATCAACTTTGAACCCAAGCGAGATCAGAAAGTCCTTGAGCGTTTCAGCGTTCATTAGCCTCTCTCCATTTCGCTATACGGTTTTCGTTATCGGCTTTCAGGTCCAGCCAGTCATTCATACGGGCAATATCAGCCAGGTCGACTGATCCATCTTTCAGGGCGGTGTAAGAGATGAGCCCGGCATCCACCGGGCGCATCAGGAAATCCTCACCTTCTGGCATGGATTCCAGGACAGGACCTATGGCTGGGTAGGCGTCCCGCTGCCGGGGAGTTCTTTCAAAAAATTTCCCAGGCTGTCGGCGACCACCCGCGCCACCAGCTGCAGCATCGTGAACAGGTCGATATCGTCGAACATCAGCGCGCCATGATCGAAAATTTTCACCCACCCTTTTTCATGCAGGCGCATAACAACGCCAAGGCACGGATGAATCACCGCGTTAACGTCCTCTTCAGGCAGAGCTGCCAGCGTATCGGCAATCTTCGGCAGGACGATATCCAGAGCGTCGAATGCCCTTTTCTCACCGAAAACCAGCTTGCCCTCGCTGTCTCTGACCATCATGGATTTCAGCGTACCAAAGTCAGAAACCAGCCCGGCCAGCACCGGCAGGAGCTTGCGGCTTACCTTCAACTGCTGGAAAACATCGAGCTTGGCGGTGCGGTATTTAACGCCTTTGATTTCAAATTCCATCTGTTAAAACTCCCCGAGCAGCTGATCAATCTTGCCGCAGTCAAAGACCCAGGAAACCGTATTGCCGACTTTGGCGTTAGCGTGATCGGGTTGCTTCTGGAAAGCACAAGAACGCGCTGTAGTGGTATCACCTGATACTTTGTTGCGAATGACGATGACGTTATTGCCCCACGTCGCCGAGGACAGGCTCTGTGCGTTGTACATCAGCGAGAGCTTTTTGTTTACCGGGGAGGTTTTCAGCAAAGTTACCGTGATAGTGCCGCTCTTTCCGGCGTGCAGGCTGTGCATCACCTCGCCATCGGCGCCGATGGTCATGGTGTTTTTGGCCTCTGTCATTGTGACAGTAATGCCCTCTTCGGCGTTCGCTGAGCCGTAGCCAAGCTCAACTAACCCGGTAGGCCCTGCGAGAGAGGCCGAAACATCAAGAAACGAATACGTAGACATCTATGGCTCCTTAGCGCACGACCGTGATTGCGACGGTGCCGTAATGAACGGCTCCGGCCAGTTTCCCGGCAACCTGAATTGGCACACCTTTCCGCGCTTCGCGATCGACCTGAAGCTGGTCATCAACGTTTTCCGCCCAGGTGTAATAGCCTTTCGTCAGCATATCGCCGGTATTGAGCTGGCCAATCGGGCCACCGGTCCATTTACCCGGCGCAAAGAGACCGTTTTGCACGGCCTTATCGAGCACCAGCTCAATGTTGGCGATACGGGTTGTGGTACCGGCGTCGGTCTGGGGGATTTTGGTTGTGCTCGTATAGAGCGTGTTGTAGTCAGCCGTCTGTACGGCGTTCTGCAACCAGTCGAGGCCATGGCGTTCGTCGAAGAAATCGCCGTTTGCCATAACGCCTTGCTCAAGAATCGCTGTATCGTTTTCGTAGTACACGTAAACGTTGCAGTTCTTCGCTTCCAGGTTGTTAGCCTGCGAGGTACCAAGGGTTTCGTAGGTAACGCCCGGCAGCTGTTTAAACTTGAGGGTGATCGTCGTGTTGCTTCCAGTGAAGTCAACAGTAAACGCACGCGCAAACGAGGACAGCGCAGCATAGCGGCTGCTGGTTGAATACTGGATAAAGGTACGGCTGTATTTCGCTGCTTTCAGCTTGGAAGCCAGATCCGTCGTGGTAGCCGCGTCAAGAATCGTTGAATCAGCCGAGGTAACGCCAAAGATGCGGGATACACTCGCGGCTTCGATAGCCGCCGCCACACTGATAATGTCGGTGTCGGAAGGATAATCAGCTACCGGCACGGCAAGATGAAGGCCATACCATGAATTCCAGTCCAGCAAAGCGTTAACCGCCTGCAGGAGGCTTTCTGCGCTGCCTGTTTCGCCAGTGGCCAGCGTTTTTGCCCAGCGACCGACATACACCAGAGTCGGCTGAGGTTGCTGTGAGAACCAGATAACAGCCGCTGCATACTCCTGGCTGTCTACACCAAAGTCATCGCCGATATCATCAGCGCTGGAGTAAAGGCGCAGCCGCTCAGAAATCGGAATAACAGTTGAGTCGCCCAGGATGAGCATTGAGCCAAAATTGCGCCCCTGCGCGGCCCGAGCAGAAAGCGTCACCGTCACGTTAGCGATACGGTTAAGGGGAAGCCCTTTTTCCATGTTAGTCTCCGGTAACTATCGTGACGTTAGGGTCAACGACAGATTTAACGTTGTAGGTACGGGTGTTTTTGCGGGAAAGGGTCACGGCAAGGTCATACCGGCGCACCCACTGGTTGTTGATCAATTCGGGGAGGTTTCGTATATCATCAGCGCTCACCAGCGACAAACCTGAGATTCGTCGCAACGTATCTGCGTTTTGATCTACAAACATTCCGTCGCGAAACCGCGTGGCCATCCCGGAACCGCCGGGGCCATAGAAACAGAAAAGCACCTGGATGCTCTCCCATGACCATTGTTCGCTTTGCTCTTCGCTTACCTGGACATTTGCAGGCGTGCCGGGACGCGAGAGCGTGGAAAAGTTAAACCCGCACCACGTCTCACCGTTCGGTGGTATTTTGGACTGTGGATCGGTAAACCGGGGCAATACCAGGTTAACCGCAATCCCTGTCACGCCTCTTACCCAGCGACTTAGTTGCTTTTCCAGCTCCTTATCGTAATCAGGAGCATCCCCGACGGGTGTTAGATACCCAGGCTCTGTGCTGTCGTTACTCAACGGGAATCCCTCCGTTAAACTCCAGCAGCTCACAATGTGCCTGCACGAACCCGGCACCGTATCGGGTATACGGATCGACAAAGGTCACGCGGTATCGTCTGCCGCTGTATAAAACGATATCAGCATCGAGTTCTGGCGTTGAGTCACTGGCAGGCATCCCCTGCGTTAGCCTGAACTGGGTAACGATGAGGATGGCGCCATTGATATTTTGCCCGGCGGCCATTCGCTTAGCCTCAAGCGAGCGATCGACGGTTACGACACCAGAGAACGGAATAGCCTGCGCGGTATTGGTCGGAAAATTATCTTCGTCCACCGTCTGCACCTGTCGAAAACACACCAGAGACAGGTCGACAAAGTCCGGATCAAGCAGAACATCAGTCACATCGAGAAACGGCATTATTTTTTCCTCACGACATACTGAATCGCTCTGAAAAGGAATCCGCGGGCACGTAACGGCTTATCGCCGAGGATGGGCGGTTTCATTTCTCTGCGCTTCTTGATGGTCTTTTCAGATAGTGGGGTCAGACGATCGCCTGCCTCAATGACAGCCTTTGAGGCATCACGCGCAATCTGGCCTGCGGCTTCAAGATGCATCGACGCCACATCTGCCTTACCTTCAAGCGCAGACTGAGCGGCCAGCTTTAAACGCTCGGTCGTTTTATCCCGGGAATCCTCAATACCCATGTCCAGAAATGGCCTTGGCGGCAGAGTAACTGTCTCACCGTCTATCTCTACGGTTGCCCCGGTGGACTGGAGATACCCCAGCTCAGCGTTGCTCAGCGGCGCATCATCGCGCGGAGGACCTGCCGGGATACCAACCAGCACATCAGTGCCTGACAGCTGTTTCAGCGCATCCAGAACGACACTGTAATTGTCTTCCCGAATTGTGAGCCCGCTTTTCATTCCGGCGTCCCCAGTTGAACCGCTCCGGCACCAAACATCATCAGGTATTCCCAGAACTCCGATCCGTAACGGGAGTTGTTCCAGAAACCGGCATTAGGGTCCAGAGTTGCGCTTGCGTCGTAACTGGCTGAAACCTTATCCACTGATTTTGCGGTCTGTATGCCGCTATTTACACCACCAGCAGTACCCACAGCCATACCACGCATATCGGCGGCGTAAAGGTACATGTAGTGCGCAACATACAGCCCGACGATGTAGGGAAAGATATCCACGCCAAAGCGCGACTCACTCAGCATGGCATCAGCAAAATTCAGTCGAGCCTGGATCATTGGCGTGGGGTACTTTGTTTCGTCAGCGAACTGCGGAAAGGTTGCCCTGAACTGCTCAGGCGTCGGCAGACTTTGATTTCTTGCCATTATTGGTAGTCTCCGGCAATTGCGCTTCGAGTTCAGCAATACGCGCATCTTTCTCGGCGATTTTTGCTTCCAGCTCAGCAATGCGCGGGTCTTCTGCGACCGCTGGCGCTTCGCCATCCGGTGAGCAGTGCGCTTTTACGAACCAGTGATCAGCAACCGTGTCATCAACGTCGTGGAAGCCAACCGGGAAATGCTTTTGCTCTTTGCCGTCGTTGAAGTTAAACGGGGAGAGTACGTAAATCTTTTTCATTGCAAGTCCTCAGGAGCGGCCCTTTCGGGCCGCCGCAGGTTAGATGCCGTCGACGTAGGCCAGAGTTTCCGGATAAACCGGCTCTACTGCACCCAGCTTGCCGTAATAGGTTACGAGCTGATACAGGCCGCGATACTGGATCGGCACGCTCATCAGCGGAACCATCGGGAAGCGAACGTATTTCTTGTCGTTGGTGTAGAACACCATGCGATCAGAGTTCGACACGCCACGACCTTTCGCCCATTTCACCGGACGGATGTTCAGAGGGCGCCCGTTCTGGTGGTATGCGATGGTGTTGGTTTCCAGATAGGTCAGCAGTGACTGGTTACCAGCGCTGGATACGATGGTGCTTGCCAGCAGAGAGAACTGCTCCGGCGGGATCAGCAGGTCCGTCGGTACCATGGAGTAAGCCGAGTTGGCCCACGCTGCACTCAGCCCGGCATTAATGCTCGCCCGGATTTCGTCCGCGGTGGAGGTCGCCCAGGTCTTCGCGGCATTGGTCGGCGTTACCTGCGTCAGGTTCAGCAGGCCTTTTACCGCCAGACCGGAATCGCCGATATAAACCTGCTCGTCCGTGTCCATGTTCCACTTCAGCTGCATGCCGTCGTACTTCTGCGTGTCGATCGGGCGACCAACCTGCGCAGCTGCCTGCAATTCGGGAACGGTCCATCCCAGCTCCATACCCCACAGGGTAAGCGGGAAGCCAGTTTTTGCGATGTCGACGTTAAGTCCAGCCATCGCGGTCGCGGCTTTGCTAAGCCAGTTTTTGCCGTTGGCATTCGGCGTACCGGCAGCAGCAAAAGTGGTGTTAGTGAACGAGCTGATCTCATCAGCAATAGACACGTCTTCACGCAACTGGATATCGCGCGACCAGGTGAAATTCACCAGCGGCAGATTCAGTGTCTGATCGAGACGCTCCAGCTCATGGACAAGAAAGGCACCAGTGCCGTCGACTGTCGCCTGGTCAAATGTCATTGGCATTTGCGATTTCCTTAAATATTGAAGGCCAGCTCAATGTTGCCGCTGGTGTCGCCAGGGCCATTGAAGTAAGCGTTAGTGATCTGGACGGTATTCGAGCCATCAGCGGCGGCAAGGAACGCGCCGAGAGGGCTTGAGGCGGATGGTGTGGCCACTCGCATGTAGACCGGGCCATGCAGCGCAACGCTGGATGCATCCGCGCCGATGTTTACCGTGACGTAACCACGTACCAGGCAATCGCCGGTGAAGTTTTTACCGCTGCCTACCTGCTGGACTTTATCCGGCTGGCTGGCGGTCGGATACGGACGAACGTAAATGCCCACCAGCACCGACGCTGTATCGCTCGCAGCGATTGGCACAAATTTCCCGGAGGAAATCTTGCCGCCAAGGCCGTAAGCGGGGAAAAGGTTGGAGGAATCCAGCAGTTGAGGTTCAACCGTCAGATCCTGCGGACGAGAAATTGCCCCGGCGATGCCCGCTGGCATCCGGTAAAGAAATGTATTACCCATTGGTTAGCCTCGTTTAGACCAGAATTCCTGCGCGGCCTGATTCATACCGGCAATGGTTTTAACAGTGGTGGCAGTCTGCGTTTGCAGGCTGTCGACGGTTTTAGTATTGCGGTTTTTCGCCAGCTCAGAAACAGCCGTGAAAGCCATATCTACCGTGGCTTTTTTCAGCTTGCTGATATCGGCATCACCGACAATAGAGCGCACCAGAGATTGATCGGCAGAGGCGAGCACCTGGCGCTTGAATGCTGTCGGCTTCGCCTTTTCTGGCAACTGGATGCCTGGCTGAATCAGATCGGCACGATAAGCGGCGTCGCCGGTAATCTTATCCTCTTCTTCCTGTTTCTCCTCTTCGTCCTCGGCATCGCCGGTACCAGGAGCAGTTGCCGCAGGCGTGAGTTTGGCAACCGCCTCAATCAGCGCCTTACCCCATGCAGGAATTTCTTCCTCGGCATCGCCGGTACCAGGCAATGCCGGGCCGGGAAGCGGATTTTGCGGCGCAAGGTTGATGACCACTCCGCCAGGTGTCATAGAGGTCGATACATCGTTATCGCCCGTGATATCATCAGGCGGGTTGTCGATAAGATTCGCCATTTCGGCGGCATCGTTGGTTTTACGGGCCTTCAACAGCCGGGTAAACCAGTTTTTAGTAGTGCTCGGCATAGCGTCTCCCAATGCACAACGTGAACCAGCCCGCCCGTTAGGGACAAAGGCCAGATGATTACCGGTTATCGCGTACTGCTCTGCGATGCCCGGCGAGATTTGTCGGTAGTCAGCGTCATAACCGCAGCTCACCTCTTCGTCGCCGTTCTCCACTGCCTGAATGGCCTCAGGCGTTTTGGCAATGACGTCCGCCAGCAGCAGGTCTGATTTATCACCCGCGCCTCGGCGAACGTTCTGGATGTGCCCGTTAGAGAGTTGCCGCCAGTTTTCTGGCGTGACGAAGATGATGTTTCCGCTGAAGTCTTTGGGGTGGCCTATCGTGACGGCCATACCCTCAAACGATGCGATAGTGCGCTCGCTGAAAACTTCTTCAGGTGTGCGCCGTACGGTTATGAGTCCGTGGCTATCAGGCTGCAGGTCAGGCAGCTCCTCAGCGCCATATACCTGCTCACCAGTCCTTGCGATCGGGACGTCCTTAAACAGGACTGACCCATCAGCAAGTTGAAAGCGGGTATTGCCCAGGCGGGTTTTAAAGAAATATTTCATGGGTTACCTGCTGAATTGCGGGTATTGAAAAGGCCGCTCATTGGCGGCCTGTTATTTTACAGGGTCGGGTATTTGCACTTCCGACCAACACTTGCAGTTAGGCAGGCACCCGGCGTGTCCGGTCATGCCATCGAGCGTTGGCGGGCTATCCCAGCGCACAAACTTATCTTTCATTTTTCGGTGTGATGGCCTGGTGCCTGCACCTTCAATGCGCCACCAGTACCCCTCAGAACCAACGGACAGCGCCCGAGCCTGAGTCAGCGCGCCAGTTGCGCGCCCTATCTCGGTGCGGGCTATCATCCGCGCCCTGCTGGCCGCCACGTCGCCGGACTGCATGATCATCTCGTAAAGCTGATCTGGGCGCTCACCATGGATGACAGCTTGTATTGCACGCTCCTGAATCTCCCTGACACGTCCGGCCGCCTCTAATGGCAGAGACTTCATGTAGCGAATCTGTCGGTAAACGATATCTTGCGCCACCATGCCGACTGGTGTGTTACTAATCACGTCACGCAGACCAGCGGAAATTTCTTCCGAAACAGAGCGCCACTGATTCCACTCTTCTCGCTCCACCTGGGCAAACATCTTTCGACCGACCATTTCGGCCCAGTCGTCGATCACCACGGAGTAGTCAACAAGCGATTTAGCAATGCTCTCAGCGCTTGCCTGTGAACCATCGTAGGAGCCCGTGACGATTTGGTTTATCTGGTCGACTATCGCCAGTAGGCTTTTCTGATACTGGACCTCCGATCGGCGGCGGAGGGCTGGTTTCAGATTCAGTCTCCTGCCACTGTTTCTTCGCATTCTGGATATCCTCATCGCTAATTGAAGCACCGATGCCAGTAACGTCAGACAGCTCGCGCAAATCGGTCAGAGCCGCAGCCGGCGACATTCCCAAATCACGCACAGCGGTTGCCAGAGCGGTAGTTGTGTTGGTCGCCACCGTGGAGCGATCGGTGTCGCTCATCTGCCACAGGGGGTTAAACTCAAAGGTGAAATCTTGCGGCAACGGCTCGCCAAACTCTGAGCGATGCAGTACATCGAATAACAGGCGGATGTGAGGCCGTAAATCTCGCTCCTGAAGCGTTCCCACGTCGTCGTAGTAGTTCGCGAGGTCAGCGTCACCGGTTGAAAAACCCTTCGGTGACTGGCGGAACAGGCGGACAAGAGGAATGCCAACAGCACCCGCGATATCCTCTTTAAACTCGCTAAGCAGGTCAGACAGGCCCGCGAAAGAATAGGAATGTGTTTCAAATTCGTCCTCCGAATCAAACAGGGACATACCCTCGTTCGTCTGGTACTGGCGGACCATTTCCATATTCTTGATAAGCGCCTCAAACGCTTTACCGCCTGTGGCGATAATTTCACGCAGCTTTTTAATCTTTGCCGTTCGCAAATGCGCCTTGTAGGCAAGCTGGGCGGCGCCGACGCTGGTGCTATCGTAGGAAGTCAGACGATCGAAGATGCGCTCGACAATGGACATACCCCACTCGTTTTCGGTGATTTTCTGCTGGTAGGGCAGTTTCACACCATCCATGCGGATCAGTCGGCTGTGGTGAACGGTCCACGCAGGAAGCCCCTGCGCCGTCGTCACGATGTCATAGAATTCAGGCTTGCCGAGATTAGGGCCAAGCGCCTTAATGCGCCTGGTGAGCTGTGGGTTAATCATCCAGCGGTCAAGTACAGCCAGACCTTTAAAGCTGCCCTTGCCGACCTTATCCAGCACCAGCGGCGTCAGAGGTGCCTGACCTTCAATCAGAATCAGCGCCACCGCCCCGCCATACAGCCGGGACCATTTCAGAGTCTCGTTGATGCAATCCCAAAGCTGAAGCTCATCGAACCGCGATTCCAGAATGCCACGGCGTTTCGGGTCAATCTCACTGGTGATCCGCACGCCCTTCTTGGTCATATCGTCCGCTTTCGAATCGACTGCGGCGCCAATAATCCAGGAGGAACGATAAGCCCACTCAATGAGCAGGCGGTTGCGGCTGGTATAGTTCGCCCTGTAGGTCGATGCGGCATGCTGGTTAGGCTGCTGCATACCGACACGGGCAACAAAGTTATCGTACGAATCCGCCGTGGCGACTCGTCCTGTTTTCTTCGCCATGGTGACTATTCTCCGGCTTTTTCGGTACTCGTGGCGGATAGGATAATTTGTTAAAAAACGACCATATTTAACATAATGACTGTTACCCGCACCAGCCGGAGCCCTCCCATGATGAAATGTCCGCCAAAGGATTATTTATCGGGGTTAAGTGGCTAAAGGCGCGTGAATAAAACATGCATAAAAAGGGTCGAAAAATGAATAGCGTGAATTTTGCGTAAAACGGTTATTTCCAGGTATTTAGCTGTTTCCCAGCGCTTCCCAGATATCCATTGCCGTATCGGTTGGAGCAAACGCCATGATGAACGCGTCGGCCACGTTCGGCGATGGTACGTCACGCTTGGCGAGGTCTTTCTTGCTTTCCACCATCACGCGACCGTTTTTGTCAAAATCACGGTGAGGGGTGGTAAGTTCCAGCTTGAGCTTTTCCAGCAGCGGACAGGATGAGTCAATGCTAATCAGCTCATCTACCGGGTACTGCTCGCCGTTCTTTACCGCGTTGAAGGTGTTACGGAAGCGATCCGCTACCAGCCACCAGGCTTGCGCTTTGAGGTTGGCGAAAAAATCCTTGTTCGGGATGCCAATGTATTCGTAGTCCGGCTCATTCACACCAGCGCCTGCATTGAATCGCTGATAGTTGATGCGGGATGCGTTCATGTTTTCGCGCTTACGATCCTCATTAATTTCTGAGAATTTAGCGCCAGCAGATGCCCCAACGCCGATTGAGTCGTAGACGATATCAGCATCGCGCTCCAGTGCTGCCTGATACGTACGCTGGCAGCTCTTCAGCAATTCGTCTTCTTTCGCCTTCCACTCATCCGCCCAGTACACTACTGAGCCGTGGCGATAGACGTTAGCGCACTTATCGGCGCCGCTATCGGCGACGTCGAAGCCAATACGCTTGCGCCCGCTTGGCTCGAAATTAAGGACTTTGTGGGCATCAACGGCCGCCTCAATCCATGACAGCTTGATAATGGCCGCATCATCATCCGACTCTGGCACGCCTTCGTAGACGTGCTTAAACCCATCCGGATCCCGGCGCTTAGCAGCTTCGATAACCTTCAGCATGGTGTCGGACAAAAAGGGGTTTTCATCGTAGTTGATTTTGCGTATCAGCGTATCTTCTGGCGGATCGACCACAAAGTTACGCCACACGAAATCAGTCACCAGCCCGGGGTTAAAGATAAACCAGCACTCTGAGCCTTCTTTACGGATGGTAGGCTCCAGTATCTTCCACTGGTATTCCGTCAGCGCGTGGGCCTCTTCAAGCCACAGAACGCTGATACCTTCCAGAGACTTAATCTCTTCAATGTTGCGCCAGAGCCCATAAAAGACGAATTCAGACCCGGTCACCCGATTAATGATTTTGTTGTTCAGAATGCGGAAACGATGCCGCAGGCCAAAGCGGTCAATCTGAATTTTGAGCAGGGTATACACCGACTCTTCAATTTTGTTCTGGATCTGACGCGCACAACAAAAGCGCAGGCTGTATTTATTCGACAGGAATATGGCTATGCCAGCAGCATCCCATGATTTTGACGATGACCGGCCACCATAAAGCACTTTGTTACGCGCCTGCGTCGTCCAGAAGCTACGCAGGACCGGATTCAGCGTCGGTTTGGATGTCAGAGTAGAAGTCATTGAGGTCACGCTCTCCGTTGCCATCATCAATACCTGCATCACGGCGAAGACGATCGGCCTCCAGCGACACCTTATCAGTAGCAGCCTTGCGATAGTCCGTATCAGCAAATATTTTGCCTACCGTCGCAAGCGTGCCGACGATGGACTCAATACGAACGGTATTGCGCATCATCGCCTTCTCGGCGGCGCTGATATTTTCCATCAACACCTTTCTTTCCTGGTCCCCTTCAGCATCATCCAGCTTGGTCAACCACCGGCCAATATTCTCTGCGGCGACAAGGTTGTTAGCCCGAAGGCGAAATAATTCGTCTTCGAGTGTCAACGATTTCGCGTCTTCTATAACCTCATCTTTGAGCAGAAGGCGGCGGGCATAACCGCCGTGCTTTAACGCCTGCTGGTTGCCTGGCTTGAATGGGTTGGATGGAGGATCGGTACGCGATCCGCGAATCGGTTTCGTTTCTGCGGGAGGTTCGGCTTTTGGTTGCGTACTTTTTTGCGTACAGCCAGAGCTGGCAGGCTTTTCGCTGGTACGCGCCTTACTCTTTTGCGTACCACTTTGCGTACCATTTTTGCGTACCTGCGTACCGCTATTGCGTACCCAGTCAAACTTTTTAGCCCTCTTCCTGATAGCCCCTTCAGTAACGCCGTATTTATCGCCTATATCACGGAGACTAAGGACTCCGGCCCGGTATGCCGATTCGATGGCCTCCCAGTCCGGTGTTGCCATAAACAGCTCCTCGCTTTGACATTATCGAAGCCCCTCAATGAAGGACTTCTGTAATGTGGGCTCTTATCTCAACGCAGCCCCTTACCGCGTGCCGGATGCTCATCTTCGAGCGCCAGCATTGAGATAATATGGCTGACCTTAAACCAGCCAGGCTTCTCCGACAGTCGACAGAGCCAGATCGACAGGAGAATGAAGAGTATCAGCATCGTCACCTCAGGCACTGCGTGGTGATGTATTCCTGCAGCGCTCTCAGGGCTGTTTGGTCGCTGAGGATTCCGGACCGGATACCGAGAACGTTTCGTCCAGCAACTGCAGAGAGTTCGACGGTGGCATCATCGCCCATGCTGGCGGCGCCGGCGGCTTGGGTTGCGGCTGACACTGGACACTTGCCTTTGACGAGCACCCGACCACCATTATCAAGCTTGCGCTGCAGAGCATCATTTTTAGCTTTTTCATCGGCTAATTCCTTCGTGTATTTGGCATCGAGCGCAGCGACGTCTCTCTGGCGGTTCTGCATGTCAGCGATAGTGTCATTTGCCAGGCTGAGTTGCTCAGTCACTTTGTCCCGCTGCCTTTTGAACTCGGTGGCGTTGTCATGGTAGTGGCTGGCCAGCCAGCCGAGGCTGACTATCAGGCAGATCACAACAGCGCTGATAATGGCTGCTAATCGGCTCATTTCTGCCCCCACAAACAAACTTCGCGCTCAATCTCGCGGCGAGTCACCAGGCCTTTCCACTGCTTGCCCTTGGCATAGGTCCAGCGGCGCAACTGGTCACACGCCCCCTTCTGGTCGCCCTGGTTGATTTTGCGCAGTAGCGTTGAAGTCTGGAAATTGCCAGCGCCGACGTTATACGCGAATGAGTAAAGCGCCCCACGCATTGTTTCGGGGATCGGCTTCTGGATGTATGGGTTAATCTGGCGGGCGACGGCGTTCAGGTCTTTACTGAGAAGCGCACGGCATTCAGCCTCGGTGTACTTCTTGCCAAGAATGATATCTTTGCCAGTATGGCCATAGCAGACAGTCCAGACGCCTACCACATCCTGATAGGGGTTGTATCGCACACCTTCAAGACCATCGTTCCCGGTTGGGCCAGTGATGAGCGCAGAGGCAATGGCTATAGCGCCACCACCGCCGGCGATCACGCCAATCAGTTTATTCCTCATTGATGGCGTCATGCTCACCCCTGTGTATCACTTGCGATCCGCTTCAAGGCCTCGGTTACCACTTCGGCTGAAGCCGGACGGTCACCTCCAGGCTTTGCGGAGACATCAGCCAGATAACTGGCCAACAGTTGCGTGCGTTTTTTCTCTTCATCCAGTCGCTCTCGCTCTTCCTTGCGCTTTGCGTAATACGTCTTGATTGTGAAGAAGGCAGAGATCAGGGCGCCAATGATGAAGACATAATCCTGCAGACTCAGGACGGAAAAGATACCAAGCAAGGCTGACCACCAGTAAGGCAGATTGTGACCATCGGTTGGGTTCATACGTTGCATCTCTCACCTCCGATAATGTTCGGGGTGCTATCTGTAGTCAGTAAAAGGTTCAGGGCCGTCGGGCTGATTTACCAACAAAGCGTCGAGGGTGATTCCCGCGACCCTGAAAATAAAAAACCCGCTCAAGGCGGGAAGAAATACCAAGGGTAAAAGCGACGGCGCGGTAGCCGTAATGGTCCCAAGGTAGAGGGATATGGCGGCCTGCGACGCTGTTGCAGCAACGACCCTGATAAGTTGGGGTATGAACCCGTTATCAGGTCAGGCCATTATCTGGTGCACCATTCAGGACTCGAACCTGAAACCGATAGCTTAGAAGGCTATTGCTCTCTCCGGTTGAGCTAATGGCGCTGGATTGGCGGGACAGGAAGGATTCGAACCTTCTACCATTCGGTTAACAGCCGAACGCACAACCGCTGTGCTTCTGACCCTGAAATGAAAAAGCCCAAGGCGTTAACCTCGGGCTTGAATTTTTTGCTTCGGAACGACTGAACGGATTCCCAGCGTTAGGGATGAATCTAACCAGTTTTTCCGGAGATTGCAATAGCTATTTTCTACAAAATTAAATTTTTATAGAAAATACTCATTATTTCGTCACCCGGGAGAGAATGACATCAGCGTACGATTCCTGTTTGTGACATTCGGATACCAGCTCCTCGAAGAAAGGTTTCAATTGCTCATAAGCTGCCGTTTTCTTAATGTCAGCCACGGCCCTTACCCCTTCCATCACAGTCGAAAACTTCATGCGTGCATAACCTCTTCCGCTGCAGCGATCGCATACCTTCATTACCGGTAGCCCAAGGCGCTCGCTGGTCTCTTTATCCAGTACCTTTCCTTTCCCATTGCAGCGACACGAATTGCTGATAACACCCTTTCCGTTACAGGCTGAGCATTTAACTTTGACCACTTCGCGCACTTCGCTCCAGCACTCCCAGTGACTTGGGCGAACCGCTCGGGACATCTTTGCCCAATAAGGTGGCTTACCCCACGGATATGAGCATTTATTGGTGAACACCTGGGCCTCTGTGAAGCCATCCCCATCGCAGCAAGTGCATTTTCTAACGCTGGCAGCACTTCGCGTGTAATCCTGGTATGCAAAAGCACATAGAACTTCGAGAACTCTTTTGCGAACGTCTTGGCTGAGTTCTGAAACGATGTTAAAGCGGTTTGATAATCGCTCTGCTGATTCATAAAGTAGCTCCATTGCTCGGTCAGGTGTGCTTACCCCGATCTTTGCCAGATAGAGGTCGAAGCCGAATCCGCATTTGGCATTTACCAGCCCAAGAGCGGCCATGATGTCAGTACCGGTTAGACCATCCGATGCAGTAGCCCGTGGCGAGTCGCTCAGCATTGGTGACTTAGGCGCGAAGTATTTGGCGATAGATTCGAGGTTCATGCTGTCTCTCCCAGGGTCTGATAGATGCGAACGAAATTTCTCAGTATGCGGTAGTCAACCAGTACGGTGCCGCGGTGCCGGCAGAGGCGGAGCTTTTGCCAGCGTTCGCGGATGCGTTCAATAACGTCACGGCTCATGCGGCCTCCATTTCGGTAATGGTCAGCTCAAGTCGCCCACCTTTGACGACAGGCATTCTCTTCACGCTGTAGTAGTCAACCTGCTGGTCATCGAGCCAGAAACCTGATTTCGTCAGGGCATCGAATGCAGCCTTTTGCAGGTTGTCCAGGTCACGGCGCCGGCGATCCGGCATGTGGCACTCAATACGGATTCTCAGTGGCGTGGAAAGGCCGATATCAAGCATCGAGTCTTTGATGATTCTGGCGACGCTGTCTCGGTATGCCTGCCCTTCCGCGCTAATGTGAGTGCGACCCCGGTTGTGCCGGTAGTAGCGGTTGTTGCTGGGTGGCCAAGGTAATGAAATGCGATATTGGTTCATGCTTTTATCAACCCCTCTTTCATCCAGATAACCTGCGTTCGGGCCATTCCCTCCAATGCGCACTCTTTCGCATACTCCGCATCTACCAGGCGCGTGCGGCGGTCTATTTCATCGTGACAGGATGAACAGGCGATAGCGGCGATCAGATCAGGCGGCTTAATCCCGGTCCCGCACAATCCAGCAATGCGGATATGGGCCAATACCGTGGTTTCAGGGTTACCGTTGCAGACGCCCGGGATGCGAACCTGACATTCGCGACCTCGAGCTGCTTTGCGTAAATCAGCCATGGCTTTTCCTCCGGGCAGCGCGGCGCAGCCAGCGGACATCTGCCAGGTGAGCCGTATAGTGAAAGGTGGGGATATCTGATGGTTTAACTTCGACCTTGCGCTTGCGGCGCGCCGGCACGCGGAAGATGCCGCGTTCCATTACTTTGGCGAGAAGGCTGCTCATCAGGCCTCCTGCTTTTGCTGCAGTTGCTGATATTCGCAACCATGAGGAATGGTGAGAGCCAGACCAAACTGAGCGCACCAGGCCTCTACTTTGGTCAGAAAGATGTGCATTTCGCCGGTATCAAGATCGGAGGTGTGCCGGGGTTCCCACGTTGTGGTTTTCTCACCGGTGATGAAGTCGGTGTATGTCACCTCTTCGCAGCCGAGGTAGGTCTTTTTTAGGTTCCGCTTAACCCATTCAGGAGTTGCATCGGCACGTCCGGAGTTAATCAGGTATTCGCTGATTTCCGCGTACCACATGTGACTAAGTGCGTTCTGGCTCAGGCTGCGTTTTTCGCGCCACTCTTTGACCTGCAGGCGCAGGCATTTCCCGTCAGAGAGCTGCTCCTGAAGAATCTTGCCTATAGCGCTGAAGTTGCCGCTGTGCAGCTTGATGCCGCATTGAGGGATGCTCACGCTTCACCTCCGCAGAGGTCAAACGCTGAATACAGAAAATCGCCGGTGGCCTTCGCCATCGGTGACAGGGATTGCTGTAAGGTTTTGTGCGCCATGTGTCCCCACTTGGCGCCGGGGTAAAGTTGTCAGTTGTCCAGACTGACCAGGTAATTATCGCCCGTTACGGGGATAAATGCAAAATGAGCATATACGAGAAAACCCCTCCGGAGAGGGGTTTGATTTCAACTGGAGGCTTTGCGTTCTGCGGGGGATTTAGGCATCAAACCATCCCTCGTATTCCGACTCGATGACGCGATGAGATAAAATCTCCATGCGTCTATCTCTTCTGTCTGATGTCGGATCAGCATCAATTTCGGCAGCCTTCTCAGCGAGAAACGCTACTGCCTTGAGGTATTCCTCTTCCCTGAAATTGCCGTAGCAGATACCGTCAGAGCAGACACGCCATACCGTTCTGCGCGGCTCTTCTTCTTTTCTGGCTATAAGGTCGCCCACGAACTCACGAAGAGAGCGTAATCGGTCAAGGTCGAAGGTTCTGATTTCATCGCGTACGTTACTCACCTTTCACCTCTACGCATTGAATATTATCTACGCTCGGAGAAACGTCGTCCCAGGACCTCTTATCATCTGCAACTTTCATCGCCTTAATGGCTGCTTTGCACTGCTCCATACTCTGCATGGGAACCACCTGCATATTCGATGTATTGCTGCTGATGACGAAAATCAGGAAGAAGTACGGCATCACTTCACCTCCCGTATGGTGTCCGGATACGCAATTCCTTCCTGACCAGGCTCATTGCTTCCGGTGCAGGCATTTCTATGGTCATTTGCCCGGGGGCATCTCTTGTTCCCGCAATCAGGGCACACCACAAAGCGCATATCGTTCAAGACCACAGGGCGGCATGTGCGGCACCAACAATCCGGAATACCCGGATAGTTGCCGATTATCGACTCAGCTTTTTTTTGCAAGGAAACCAGATCTGGCGCGGGATTGATGCTGGTTAGCGACTTTGTCTGGAGCATGGCGGCGCGGCAGGCGTTCCAGGCGTCCATTGCAGATCCGGCATCTTGCCTTCCAGTTTCTTTGCAAAACTTCACGGCATCAGCAATAGTCCATTCCTCCGGCACTACCGGCTGCTGCGCGTGGCGATAGAGCGGCGCTATGTTTCGTTCTAGGTCGGTAATGACGCTCCATATTGGGACTGACTCGACGCCTTGTTTCGCCATATCACGATAACTGTCGGCATACGCCAGCACAGGATTGCGATCCGGCTCGCTGTCCATTGCGGCCAGCGCGATGCGGGCCAACTCCTCAGCTTCTTCAGCTGGCAGCATTACGTTGCTTCCAGCGCCGTAGGTTTCACGCCATGATTTAATTTTTGCCAGGCGTTCTCTGGTTATGGTTGATTTGGTCATTGGTTGGCTCCCCGTGAAATTTTGTGGCCCGGCGCATAGCAGCGCTGGCGGTCTTTGCTGATGCGCCAGCCAGCTTTGCGCGCCTGCTGAGATATGTCGGTCATATTCCGGCCAATAAAATCAGCCTGCCCCTGCGGATAGATTTTCCCTGACTGACAACCATCACAGTCGCAGTAGAGGTCCGCGCAGAATCCTTCAGTGATAGCCATCACTCAGCCTCCACCTTGATGCCAGCGGCAACACACGCACGATGAAACTCCAGTTTCACGCCGACCAAAATCTGTTTTCTCTCTTCAATGGCTACCTCTGCGAGATAGTCTTCGAGCATTTTTAGCTTCGGCAGATTCACGGTGCGTGACTCCAGCTCGGCGATGCGCTGCTGCGCCTTCTCCAGCGCCTCTACCAGCGCGAGAACGTTGGCAGGGTTAGCGGCCTGGACGAACTCGCGGTTCTCCGCTGCATCTGGACCTACGAAGTGCGCGATGATGAATCCGCCGTTGGCCTGGTCATTTGCGCTACAACACGCTTCCCAGCCGTCGCCAGATTCTTTAACCCAGTCGCCGTTACTCGCTTTCTCTGCCGCCGCTTTCAGGCTCTGCGCCAGTTCGGTGATATCAGTCATGCTGCACCTCCTGTTTGTTTTTATCTGCATAACGGATGTCGGCGCTGCGGTAGTCCATGCTGATATCCCACTCATAGCAGCCACAGGAAGCTCTAAGAACCTCATCGTCTCCTGTCGGGTTCATGTCGTACAACGCCTCAGCTATGACGTGAAGACGCTTTTCTGCTGGTATTTTTGCCAGCTCTGAGCGAATGTTTGAGATGTGCTCAGCTATCGGTCGCCTGAAGTCATTCCTGCTCATTTGTCGGCCCCCTCGCGCAGCGCCAATGCTTTCTCTTCATCGCGCAGCTTCTCTCTGAACATGCGAGCGTCAACGATAACGCCTCTCAGGCGTACGGCTCGCTCACCAAATTGGTCGCCGCCATTGGCGATATGATTATCAAGTTCAGCACTGTAGTGGCTGATAAAAGCGTTGAGGTCATGAGATTTTGCCTCAGCCTTAATCCCGGCTACGATGCGATCGGTGGCTGGGAACGGGTTTTCAGCATTAACATCGCGGGAAACGTACATGTTGATTTCTGAAACATAATCCAGCGGCACACCCGCGAACATGCAGCCTTCGCCTTCAGAGAAATATTCAACGTGGTTGTCGCTGATGTCGGTCAGCAAGTGATTCATCGCCACATTCTCCGCCGCCAGCTGCTTAAACGCTTTAGCCAGCTTCAGGAACTTCTGCTCTCTGATCGACGGCTCGCCTGCGCTCTCCAGGGAGGCGATGAGCTCGTTTACTGCCTGTAGTGTGATAGTCATGCTGATGTTCTCCCGTAAACAGCCAGTACCCGCTTCATCGCCGGGCTTTGCCGGCACTCCTGAAATATTCCGTTGGTGCAATTGCGCGCGGTTCCGGCCTGCTCTTCCGGTGTCGCCAGGCGATAAGTCACCGTTCGCCAGACCTTACTCACGCGCACAATCTTCCTGGCCCGCTCCAGGTCGATAGCGTTCTTCGTGATGCAGTTGATGGTCATACCACACTCTGCGGACACATCCTTCGCAGTGAAGGTCCGGTGCGTTTCGAGATAACGCAGAATTGCCTGTTTGCCTTTCATCGCCTTAGCACTCATAGTCAGCCTCCTGTTGCATCTGGCCGCTGTAGGTGAAATCTACCGGGTCCAGGCCTGAGTAGCGGCTGCTGAAGTGGTAGGTCTTTTCTGCCCCCGGCGCATGGCGGGACTTCACACAGATGATTTCGGTGATGCCTTTCAGTTCGGTGTTTTCGTTATACTTCTCATCCCGGTAAACCATGAAGATCACATCTGCTTCCTGCTCAATGACGCCAGACTCTCGCAGGTCTGCGGCAACGGGACGCTTATTAGCGCGCTGCTCCAGGTTTCGGTTCAACTGGGCCAGAGCGATGACCGGGCAACGCAATTCTTTCGCCAGGTTCTTCAGACCAGTGGCGATCTCCCCTACGCTGCGGTTCATGTTCTCCGGGTCAGACATGCGCATCTTCTGGAGATAATCGACGATTATCACGCCCAGTCCGCCCAACTTCTTACTCATACGCCGCGCTTCCGCACGCACCTGGTGAACGCTTAGGGACGGCTTATCGTTGATGTAGATCGGAGAGTCGATGAACTCCCTCATGCAGTGACTAACCTTCCCCCATGCCTCGTCCATTTTCCCGCTAACCTTGCTCAACAGATCTTCTTTGCTTACCCGCGCCCGGTGGAAAGCGACTCGCTCAGAGATTTGTTCCACTGGCATCTCGAGACTGAAGAACAGCACCGGCTTTTTGTTTTTCAGGCCGACTGTCTCGGTCACGGTGGTGCTGAACATGGTTTTCCCCATTCCCGGTCGACCGCCAACAACGATGAAATCTGTGTTGTTAAACCCGCCAAAAGCGCTGTCGATGGTTGCCATGCCAAGCTCGGTTTTGTGCTTCCAGATATCGCCGCTAATAATCGACTGGATGGCCTCTAACGACATGTCGATCCCAGTGGTGATGTGCTCAGTGCCATAGTCCGCACTGTGCTCAATGCCGGAGATATCGGCCTGTATGTTGCCGATGATGTCAGCGATACCCTCACTGGATGGTTCGGACAGTTTCTGGATACCTACCTGCAGGGCCAGGGTCATACGACGTCCAAGGTGCATTTCCCGTAGCTTTTCGCAGTAGGCGGACAGGTTAGCGAACGATGGCGTGTTTTTGCTGCATTCAGCCAGGTAAGCGAATCCCCCGGCACTTTCCAGCGCGCCAAGCCGTTCAAGATCGCTGGTCAGCGTAAGCAGGTCTATCTTCGAACCGGATTCGTTGAGTCGCTTATATGACCGCAGAGCCACTTTATGGGGCGTTGCTGTGAAGTGGTCCTCATTCAGCCCCTCAATCGCATCGGTAGCCATGTCGGCGCCATCTGCGCGACCTGCTGCAAGCATTATTCCGCCAATGACGGCCTGCTCAACGTATAAATCAATAAAACGGCTCATGCTTTGACTCCCTTGCGCTCACGGTGCTCGTTGATGGCCTGCTCGTAGACAGATCCCCAGTTCTTCGGATTCAGTATCCAGTCGAGAGTCAGCCATGGCTGATCGCCTCTGGTGCCGAACAGGGAAGACTTGCTAATCAGCTCGAAGGCCATTCCCATGTGCTTCAGTTCTCGCCAGTTGCCCTGGGTGGTTTTGCCGTTCCACACAGCTTCCAGGTCTCGATAGGCCGGGCGGCGGCGGTTCCACTCATGCAGTGAAACGGCCTTCGAAGGGAATTTTTCATTCCAGAGCTTGATGATCTCTTCGTGCGGACAGGCTTTCGGGTTGCTTCCATGACCATCTGCCCATATCAGGGCGTCTGACAGGTATCCATCAAATCGGGTCATACGACACAGGTTCTCTGGCTTGAAGCTGTGACCCCAGTTCACATGGGCCCAGCGGATAACCAGCTTCAGCTCTTCAGCGGTGTAGCACTGGTCTTTGCTCTTCACCGTGGAGAGAGCTTTCTCAAAAGGTGCCAGCGCAGCACAACGACTACCCGTTAGCTCGTTGAAGTAATCCATCACTTCCTGAGCGAGTGAGTTTTCCCCCTTGGGGGATTTAGGGGGATCTTTTCTTTCTTTCTTTTGAATAGTTTCTTTTGTGTTTAGCTGAGTTGGCTTATGGGTATTAGCTGACTTGGCTAATGTTTCATTAGCTGTTTCGGCTAATGATTTGCCATTTTGGCTAATGCTGAAATTCCAGTCAGAAATCACCTTATTCACCCCGATCGCCAGGCCATTGGTAACGATGATGTTCATTGCAATCATCTCGTTCTTGGCCTTGCAGACATGCGTATGGTGAATGCCGGTCATTTCTGCAATCTGGGTATTGGTAATGCGGTCAAACTTTTTCCCGAACCCGTAAGTTTTGCGGATCACCGCAAGAACGACCTTCAGCTGGCGAGCCGTTAAATCAGCAGCCATAACCGCTTCCAGCAGCTCGTTAGCGATGCGGGTATACCCATCATCGATATCTGCCACCTGACGCTCCACGACCGTTGCAGACGGTCTGAAAGGTATTACTTTTGCGAGGCTACTCACGGCCTTCCTCCTTCCGTTTCAGCTCTTCCAGGATGGCGCGCATTTTCATGCCAACCACCGGGTTAACCGAGCGAATGAAGCGATCGCGGGTAACATTTTTGTGTGTTTGTGCCTGGTAAAATCTGTTGCTCTTAGGCATAATTACTCCTGTGAATTGATCCAGTTAATTCGCATCAGGCCTCAAAGTGTTGCGAGCACTTTGGGGCCATCTCTTTTCTAAGCAGGCTTGCTACTTCTTTCGCCAGTCGAGACATATCGTCATCGACCACTCCCCACTCCAAGACCGCCAGTAACATCGCTATTTTCGGAATCCAGGTTTCCTTCCATTTACTGATGCTCGACTTTGTAAGACCCATGGCATTGGCCACATTGGTCGTCCCCTTCATTGCGATTTGGTTATGCAGCCATGACTCAATATTCCTGGCCTGGTGTTTGTTTCGTGCTGTTGAATTCTCCATCTGCAATACTTCCTCTGGTGTTATCTATGTGAAATTGAATTAAGGATTTCAGAGGCGCTCACCTGACCATCAGTGGCAATGACAATGGACTTGATAAACCGGGAGCCGATCTCAGCGCCGTTAAGCCATTTACTGACAGTGGATTGGTTAACCCCTGTCTTTCTTGCCAGCTCAGTTTGAGAACCAGCTATGCAGATGGCGCGCTTGATTGCCTCGTTGACTGTGTCGCTCATGTAAATTCCCCTTTGCATAATTTTAAGCTGATTATGCGTTAGGGAATTTAAATGATCAAGTCATTTGAGACTTTGACATAAAATTCGTTAGGGAATATTTTTCGTGCTATGAAAACGTTAAAAGAAAGACTGGCTTATGCCATGAGGTCTACGGGTAAAACCAACCAGACCGAGCTGGGGAAGCAGGCTGGGGTGCCGCAATCCTCTATCTCAAAAATCCTGCGCGGAGACAGCGAGACTTCGCGCCACGCGGGTAAGATAGCGGCAGCTCTTGGAGTGAGTGCCGACTGGCTCATTAATGGAACAGGATCAATATACGGAGATTCTAACCAACCTCTGCAGGCTATCGACGTCTCTAAAAACGTTAAGGTTTATGATTTTGATGGCTTTACTGGCGATTATGTATCCTGGTTTAGCGAACTTCCTGAACATTTCCGCGCTTACATAATCAAGGGCCGGACTGGCATCGCTCAAGCTCCCGCCGGCGCCATCGTAATTGTCGATCCAGAGGCTATTGCAACCTCTGATGACCTGGTTCTCGTTAGACTCAAAGAAACATTGTCTGTCTTCAAATATCATATCGGAGGCGATGGTAATGGGTATCTTTCAGTGGATGACGTGAGGGTCCCTTTAGCGCCAGTATCTGATCTCTCTTCTGTAGTTGGACCTATTGTCCAAGTCTTCATACCGGAATTAAATAAGTAAACAATCTGTCTATCTGTTGCCTGGGTACTGACATAACGCCCAGGCCCCATCCTCACGTACAGCACACCCATAAAGCCACCTCCTGACATTCGATTCTCACCGCCAGTAACTGTATATTTAACCAGTATACATCCTGTGGTCTTCTATTCCAGCAAAAAAAATTCCTTTAAGAATCTGCTCAAGAAGGCGCAAAAGAATTATTTAACCAATTCTCTATTGACTTGGATTATTCTCTATCGCATAGTTAAGCCATCCAAACAACACCGGCAACGCCGGGGTGAAGTCAAAACGTCCCGTTATCCGCGATAAGGCAAAGGTGAAGAGATGATCCGCGAAGAAGACAAGCCTGCATGGCGTAATTTTTGGTTAAAGGTCGTTCCGTTTTTGGTTGCTGTTCTCGCAGTTAGCTATCCGTTCTGGGGTGGAAAATGAGCAAACAAGGCATTCGTTCACTGATTTACTGCCTGCTGATCTGCGGCGTTATCTGGACAGCGTTGATTATCAAAATCCTGCACGTTACGGGGGTGTTCAATGGTTAGTCATCATTACGGGACACAGACCGTTAACCGCGGCGCCGTTCTCCCAGGGATGCTCGTTAAGCATCGGGAAAGCACCTGGACAGCATCAGCAAATAAACGCGGCCGCCTGTACCTGCATCGCGGGATTGAGCGGACTTACACAACCGACTTGCTGGTTGAAGTTTATCTGAACGGGTTGGGACAAGGTCTCAGCCGGTAATCGAAACGAAGAATTTGACTGAGCTATCAGGCGGCTTTCATCGCGCCGGGATTCTTACAACCAAATTTCAGGAGCGAGCTATGAACGCATACCGCGCATATGACGTAATCGAAGAGCGTAAGTGGGCTGAACAAACGCTGTCCGAAGAGAAGGAAAAGTGGATTGAAGATCGGGCAAAAGAGGTCTTTGCCAGCCTTCCAGAGGATCCCTACGCGGCACTACGCCAGTCTCTATCGTCCAAGGCGTTTCCATATGAAGGCCTCCGTAGCGATAAAGCTGGCGAGGTATACAACGATTTGCGCACAGCAATAGCTTACGCCCAGGCGGAATACGACTGGGATCACCGCACCGGCTGCCCGTTTTAACTTTGGGGAATAACAATGGCTAACGAACTTGTGATTACAGCCGGCTCTCTTGCTGAGAGAGGCATTGACGGCGCCACCTGGAGCGCCCTCAAAAACAGTATTTACCCTGGCGCCAAAGACGAATCAGTAATGATGGCGCTGGACTACTGCCGGGCCAGAAACCTCGATCCGCTTCTGAAGCCCGTTCATCTGGTGCCAATGAGCGTTAAGGACTCGAAGTCGGGTAAAAGCGAGTGGCGCGATGTGGTTATGCCTGGCATCGGGCTTTATCGGATTCAAGCCGATCGCTCCGGTTCTTACGCTGGCGCAAAAGAACCAGAGTTCGGCCCGGACGTCACTCTGACGCTTACCGGTATTGAGGTGACAGTTCCTCAATGGTGCAAGTACACGGTCAGCAAGCGCATGCCGAGCGGGGAGATCGTCGAATTCAGTGCGAAAGAATACTGGGTTGAAAACTACGCCACCGCCGGCCGCGACACTACCGCGCCAAATGCTATGTGGAAAAAGCGCCCTTATGGCCAGCTGGCGAAGTGTGCCGAGGCCCAGGCTCTGCGTAAGGCGTGGCCTGAAATTGGCCAGCAGCCCACTGCCGAAGAGATGGAAGGTAAAACACTGGAAGTTGATGCGCGTGACGTAACGCCGCGCAGCACGACAGAGGCTCTCCCCCTGGTGGCCAGTGAGGAAACGCTGCAGGCAATTACCGACCTCCTGACGTCCATGAATAAGGACTGGGAGCAGGACTTCCTGCCTCTGTGCAGCAACATCTTCAAGCGTGACATTTTCCAGGCATCACAGCTCACCGAAGAAGAAGCGCAGAAAGGCTTTAGCTTCCTTCAGAAAAAAGCGCAGGTTGCAGCATGACACCAGAAATTATCCTCGAGCGAACTGGCATTGACGTTACCCGCGTTGAACAGGGAGATGAATCCTGGCACCGCTTACGCCTCGGCGTGATCACTGCCTCGGAAGTTCACAACGTCATTTCTAAGCCCAAGTCAGGCAAGAAATGGACTGATATGAAGATGTCCTACTTCCTTACGCTCCTTGCCGAAGTGTGCACCGGCGTGGCGCCGGAAGTTAACGCCAAGGCGCTGGCCTGGGGGAAACAGTATGAGGCCGACGCTCGCACCCTGTTTGAGTTCACCACCGACGTGCAGGTAACCGAGTCGCCGATCCTTTTCCGTGACGAAGGTATGCGCACTGCCTGCTCACCAGACGGCCTGTGCAGTGATGGTCGCGGCCTTGAGCTGAAGTGCCCTTTCACCTCTCGCGACTTCATGAAATTCCGGCTTGGCGGCTTCGAGGCTATCAAATCCGCCTACATGGCCCAGGTGCAATTCAGCATGTGGGTAACCGGTAAGGATGCATGGTATTTCGCGAATTATGACCCTCGCATGAAGCGAGAAGGCATTCACCACGTGGTTGTTGAGCGCGACGACAAATACATGTCCGACTTCAACGAAATGGTGCCGGAGTTCATCAGCAAGATGGACGAATCGCTGGCGGAGATCGGCTTTACCTTCGGGGAGCAGTGGAAATGAAACGCACTCCATTTTACCGCAGGCCCGGCAAAGCAGGGAAATTCTCCGGCCTTCGCGAGCGCGTGATCTGGATGATTCAGACGCGCGGCCGCCCTGTTACCGGCAGCGAAATAGCGGAGAAGTTCGGCGTGACGCTTGTCGAATTTAACCGCGTTGCGAACGGCATAACCAAGGGAGAAGGCCGCATTGCGCAGCTGGTCGCATCGGAAACCTGGCTCAACGAGGACGGCATCTGCGATCGCACATTTGATCTGATCACAAGGCCAAAGGTCATTACCCCGCAGGGTAAAACGCGCCTGTTCACTAAGCGATCGATAGATCAAGCCGCCTCTGGCAACCGCCAGAAATGTATTGATAAAGCGGCCCGGCGCCGCCGGCTTATCGCATCTGGCCTCTATATCGATGAAATGGAGTCAGTCCTATGAACCGCTACTCACTTATCTATGCCGACCCGGCCTGGTCTTACGGGAACACGATCAGCAACGGCGCCGCCGTCGATCACTACCCCACCATGAGCTTGCTCGATATGAAGCGGCTCCCGGTATGGGATCTCGCCGCTGATAACGCCGTGTTGGCGATGTGGTACACCGGCACCCACAACCAGGAGGCGATCGAGCTGGCCGAGGCCTGGGGATTTACGGTGCGCACGATGAAGGGCTTCACCTGGGTGAAGTTGAACCAGCTGGCCGAACTGCGCATTACCAAGGCTCTGGCAGAGGGCGATGTGACCGATTTTTACGACTTCCTCGCCCTGCTTAATGCCGAGACGCGCATGAACGGCGGCAACCACACCCGCGCCAATACCGAAGACGTGCTGATCGCCACCCGCGGCGCCGGGCTGGAACGCAAGCACGCTGGAATTAAGCAGGTGGTCTACAGCCCGCTCGGCGCGCATAGCGAGAAACCGTGGGAAGTTCGCCACCGCCTGGAGCTGCTCTACGGCGACGTGCCGCGCATTGAGTTATTCAGCCGCAGCGCAGCGCCAGGCTGGAGCCACTGGGGGAACCAGTGCGCCACTTCTGTTGAGCTGATCCCCGGCTGCGCCATCGACGTAGTGAAGACGGAGGCAGCATGACGCCAGAAATAGAAAACGTTATGCGCAATCAGGGGCGCCAATGCGTTGATGAAATCCGCCGCGCCCTGAAGGCCAAGCCAAAACCGAAATGGAATGAGGTGGTACCTCCGATCCTCAAAAAGCACCACGAAAAAATTAAGCCAATGGGCATCAGCCTTACGGCATTCGTCAGCAGCATTGGCCGCATGAATGGGCGGTATGGAGTGGAATCATGAGCAAAAACCTACACATCGAACTCGGTGAAAAATACGTCGTCACAGGGTCAACGCATGACCTCATCCTGAACGAGAAACGCATCATTAAGGATGGTAAGAACGCCGGTCAGGAAACGCTGGCTCGACTCGGCTACTACAGCAAGTTTGAGCACCTGGTGAAAGAACTTTGCCATCGTGAAATTCTGCAATCAGAAGCGCAGTCACTGCAAGAATTGCGCGACTACATCGTTGCTCTCGGCGAGAAGCTGAGTAAGGCGGTTGAGTCATGAAAGAACGCGGAATGATTTTTAACGGGGAGATGGTGCGGGCGCTGCTCGATGGCCGGAAGACGCAGACCCGGCGGCCTATCAAATGGAAACAGACTCGGTTCACTGAAATTGGTGAGCGCGAAGACGGTAGCAAATGGCCGTGGAGCGAAGATGCAGAGCATGCTTGCGACTTCTGGCACCCATGCCCGTTCGGCGCCGTCGGCGACCGCATCTGGGTGCGTGAAACTTGGGGCGTTGTCAGTCACGCCTTTAGTGACGATGGCTTGATGATTGACTGGGTTCCTGATCGCCCAACGACTGCCATTCACGAAATGCCGTTTGGCAATGGCTATTACTCTGGCCACGCCATTTATGCAGCTGATGGTGATTTTACCTGGGGTGATGACGATGGTTATGAAGATGGCCGTTCGTGCTGGAAGCCATCCATTCATATGCCGAAAGCAGCAAGCCGCATTCTTCTGGAAATCACCGACGTGCGGGTTGAGCAGCTGAACGCTATCAGCGAAGAGGACGCACAACGCGAGGGAGTTCATACCGAGGTATGGGACCAGACAGTAGTCGCTAGGAATTACGCAGCCCGTGATGAGTTTTTCCAGTTTTGGTCAGAGGACATGCCCCACTACGTAGAAATGAATCAACTGTATCGGTCCTCATTCAGAAGCCTGTGGGAATACATCTATGGCTCCGAAAACTGGCTGGCCAACCCCTGGGTTTGGGTTATCGAGTTCAAGCGCGTTGAAGGTGGTGCAGCATGAATATTGACGTAAAAATTAAGCATCCGGCGATCCGCTACCACGGCGGAAAATTCCGCCTTGCGCCGTGGATTATCGAACAGATGCCGGAACACGTTTGCTATGTGGAGCCGTTCGGCGGCGCTGCTGGTGTATTACTCCAGAAGCCGCGCAGCTATTCAGAGGTGTACAACGACCTCGACGGCGAAGTCGTGAACCTGTTTCGTGTACTGCGCGACCCTGAATTAAACCAGCGCCTGCAGGATGCATGTTTCCTGACCCCGTATTCACGAGATGAGTTCTGTCACGCTCAGGAGCCAGCGACAGATTCGGTAGAACGCGCCCGCCGCATGGTAGTTCGCGCCTGCATGGGGTTCGGCTCGGCAGCAGGTATCGGTGGTAACTCAGGCTTTCGCAGCGACAGTAAGCGCAAATATGCCACTGCGGCGCATCTTTGGGAGCGTTACCCGGAGAATATCGCAGCTTTATGTCGGCGCCTTCAGGGCGTCATCATTGAGAACAAAGACGCCTTGTCAGTTATGCGCGCCCACGACGCAGAAACGACTCTGCATTACATCGATCCGCCGTATGTGCCGGAAACCCGCGTTCAGGGCAATCGCTACTACGCGCATGAAATGACTGTTGAGGGACACGAGCAATTGCTTGCTGTGGCCAGAACGATGACAGGCATGGTGATGATTAGCGGTTACGACACTGAAGTCTACAACGACATGCTATCTGGCTGGGCCAAGACTGAGAAAACCTCACGCATCAGCGCAGGGCGAGGTACCAAAGTTCGTACAGAGTGCTTATGGCTTAACCCGGCAGCACAGCAGAAACAGGAGCGTGCAGCATGAGCGCAGAAATCATCGATCAGGCCAACGAGCTGGCAGAGCGCCGGCTGGAAATGACCATCCAGAACATGCGCATCAACCATGCGGCGGTTTCAGCTACTCACTGCCGCGACTGCGGGGAAGAGATACCCGAGCGGCGCCGGGAGCTGGTGGCGGGTTGTCAGCGCTGCGCTGACTGTCAGGAAGAAGAGGAATTACGCGGTAAGCATCGGAGGTGATATGGCATCTGACAAACCGATAACAGCACAGCAGGCCGCCGATTTGCTCATCGTGTCGGCGCGGGTGATCTACCGCCTGATTGAGTCTGGGGAGCTCGCCGGCCGCAAGGTCGGCAACAAGTACAGAACGACCGAGGCGGCGTGTATTGCATATTTGAAAACCCCGCGCGATCCTGTCATCGCGAACGCGGGTGAACATAAAGGAGAAGTTTTATGTCAATCACCCTCAGGGGCGGCGTGTGGCACTGTCATTTCTTTACGCCGTCAGGAAAAAGAGTTAGGCGATCTCTTGGCACGGGGGACAAAAAGCAGGCTCAGGAGCTCCACGACAAGCTGAAGGCGGAAGCGTGGCGGGTTGACCAGATCGGCGACCTGCCCGTAAGAACCTTCGAAGAGTGCTGCATCCGGTGGCTGCGGGAAAAGGACCATAAGCGATCGCTGGATGATGACAAAACCAAAATTGAGTTTTGGCTGCAGCATTTTTCCGGCCGTGATGTTTCGAAGATAACGGCGGAGGAAATTCACGAAGCCGTTAACGGGATGATCAACCGTAAGCACCTGCAGGTGTGGGAGAGTAAGCGTGATGCCGCGATGAGGAAGGGAAAGCCGGTTCCGGAGTACAAACCACGGCAGGTTTCGCAGGCTACGAAGGCGCAACACCTTTCCTTCATTCGCTCCCTTCTCAGGGCCGCGGCGAATGACTGGGGCTGGATAAAAACAGCCCCTGTTATCAAAACCCGCAAGCCGATCAGTAAGCGGATACGGTGGCTGACCAGAGAAGAAGCTGAGCGGCTGATCGAGTGCATGCCGGAGAGCATTAAGCCAGTGGTGATATTTGCACTGGCAACCGGCCTGCGCCGCTCAAACATCATCGGGCTTGAGTGGCAGCAGGTCGATATGCAGAGAAAGGTTGCATGGGTAAATCCGGAGAACGCAAAAGCGGGCAAGGCGATTGGCGTGGCTCTGAATGATACCGCATGCAGGGTATTAAGGGATCAGATAGGGAAGCACTCCAGGTGGGTGTTCGTTCACACCACGGCAAAACATCGCCCTGATGGAACACTAACGCCCGCGGTTAGAAAAATGCGGGTGGATGACAATAACGCCTGGCGCGCCGGGTTGAAAAAAGCGGGGATTGAGGATTTCCGTTTTCACGACCTCCGGCACACCTGGGCGAGCTGGCTGATCCAGTCCGGCGTCCCGCTTTCTGTTTTACAGGAAATGGGAGGATGGGAGAGCATCGAGATGGTACGTCGTTATGCTCACCTGGCGCCGAACCACCTGACCGAACACGCACGGAAAATTGACGCCATTTTTGGCGCTAGCGACACAAATACGACACAAGGAGGAAATCAGGCTGGTTTAAAACTGGCGTAAGTAACTGATTCTTAATGGTACGCCCTACAGGGTTCGAACCTGTGACCTACGGCTTAGAAGGCCGTTGCTCTATCCAGCTGAGCTAAGGGCGCCCTGAGAAGCGAGTGCTTCGCGGAGTGAAACGCCTGGAATTATACGGTCCACGTCGGTTGAGTCAATCCATTTTGCCAGGAAACTGCGGGCTTATACGACGCTGGCGAAATATCCCCCACCAACTGTACAAGAAGCATACCGCTGGGGCTCATGCGCGCGTAAATCGACTCAATGGCCAGGCGCAACGCACCAATAACCATGTAATAACCATGGTCATAACAGGCTAAATTAGCCTCAGACAGGATAAAACAGCAAACGAGGACTGACAGCGAGGCCCGCTTCTGACAAAATATCCTCATCCCCCTTTCGTAAAGATACAGATGGAATCCTCTCTCTGATGGCAGCAAAAATTATTGACGGTAAAACGATTGCGCAGCAGGTACGCTCTGAGGTTGCGGAAAAAGTGAAGGCTCGCGTTGCGGCCGGAAAACGCGCCCCTGGGCTGGCCGTCGTGCTGGTCGGCAGCAACCCGGCCTCGCAGATTTATGTCGGCAGCAAGCGCAAAGCATGTGAAGAAGTGGGCTTCGTCTCCCGCTCTTACGATCTCCCGGAAACCACCAGCGAAGCCGAGCTGCTGGAGCTTATCGACACTCTGAATGCCGATAAGACCATCGACGGTATTCTGGTTCAGCTGCCCCTGCCGGCAGGGATCGATAACGTCAAAGTTCTCGAGCGCATCGCGCCGGATAAAGACGTCGACGGCTTCCATCCTTACAACGTTGGCCGCCTGTGCCAGCGCGCGCCGCGCCTGCGTCCGTGCACTCCGCGCGGTATCGTGACCTTGCTGGAACGCTACAATATCGACACCTACGGCCTCAATGCGGTGGTCATTGGCGCCTCCAATATCGTCGGTCGCCCGATGAGCATGGAGCTGCTGCTGGCCGGCTGCACCACCACCGTCACCCACCGCTTTACAAAAAACCTGCGCCATCATGTCGAAAACGCCGACCTGCTGATCGTCGCGGTGGGCAAACCGGGCTTTATTCCTGGCGAGTGGATTAAAGAAGGGGCGATTGTGGTCGATGTCGGCATCAACCGTCTGGAAAGCGGCAAAGTGGTCGGCGACGTGGTGTATGAAGATGCCGCCGAACGCGCGTCCTACATCACCCCGGTTCCCGGCGGCGTTGGCCCGATGACCGTCGCCACCCTGATCCAGAACACGCTGCAGGCGTGCGAAGAGTATCACGACGTTGAGGAGGCCTGA